TTAGAAGCTGTTTGGCCACAATATGCAAAAACAGTTGTAAGATTTAATAGACATCACCATTTAGTTGATTGGAAGGTGTTTAAAAATAAATAACTTTGCTATATTTACAATTAAACAATTAAAAATAAATATTATGAAAGTAGGTATCGGTACACAAATGGTAAAACTTTACGAACTTAGAAAATTACAAACTGAATTTCCAAAAGCTAAAATTTCAAAAGCTGAGGATGGTTATAAATTCATTAAACAATTTTACGGAGATGACATTGAAATATATGAATCCTTCTTTATTTTATTGATGAATCGAGCAAATCAAACTATTGGTTATGCTAAGATTAGCCAGGGAGGAATAACAGGAACAGTAGTTGATACAAAGATAATAGCAAAGTATGCGGTTGACTGTTTAGCATCAGGAATTGTTTTAGCACACAATCACCCATCTGGAAACTTACAACCAAGCACTCAGGATTTGCAATTAACTAAGAAATTAACGGAAGCAATGAAATTATTAGATGTATCTATTTTAGATCACTTAATTATAACAACTGAAGGATATTATTCTTTTGTTGAAAATGGTAAAATGTAAAATGACTGAAAAACAAAAGAAATATGAAGCTGAGTTATTGAAGGTTATCAAATCAAAAAAGATAGCCTTCTTTGACCATTGCTTCGGGTTTACAACATTTTCAAGAAGAACTGCATACGATCATGGTTTGCACGAATTGCACGCTATAAAGGACGCTATAAACGAAAACAGAGTAACTGCAAAGAATTATATGCTTAATAAATGGATAGCATCTGCTAATCCAACGCTTCAAATTAGCGCAATGAGGTTGCTTTCAGATTCAGAAGAACATAAGAAATTAAACCAATCTTACACCGACCATACAACAAAAGGTGCGTCAATGAACCCACCCGAAATTACTTACAAGGATTAATGTCAAAGATTGTATTTAGTAGAAAATTCAAAATCCTAAACGACACTATTCGTTCTTGGGATGTTTTGAAGAAACTGAAACCTAAAGACAAAGACTATAAATACTTCAAAGAATTATCAAAAGTACACACTATACTGATGTCAGGTGGTCGGGATTCAGGAAAGTCATACACTAAATCAATAGCTGAAATTACGGCTGCAGTAAATCATAATCATTGCGTTTTATCAACTCGTTATACAATGTCCTCTACTGATATGAGTATAAATAAAGCATTGGAAGAACGTATAGAGTTATTAAATTACGATTCATTCTTCAATTACAAGAACAACGAATATGTATGTAAACACAATGAGGGTAGAATTGATGTAACAGGTCAAAAAACAAGTTCTGGAGACCAAACAGCCAAACTTAAATCATTGGAAGGTTATTCAATATTCTCAACTGATGAAGGTGAAGAGTTACCAACTTTTGAAGATTGGAACAAGGTAAAAAGGTCGTTAAGGCGTTCAGACGTGCAATGTCTTTCAATTATAGCTTTTAATCCTCCAACAACAACGCACTGGATATTTCCTAAATTTTATATAAATGTCCCTAATGGTTTTAACGGTATCATTAATGGTGTCTTATACGTACATACAACCTACCTAGACAATGGCCGTGAAAACATGGCAGAACACAATTGGAACGAATATGAAGCGTTACGTAAATCTTATGAGTATTATGAGTCTTTAACTCCAAATGAAAAAGAATTAGTTGAAACAAAAATTAAACGTGATGCTGATGAGTATCGCTATACTATTCTGGGCAGTTTTAAAAGGAAAGCTGACAATGTAGTTTACGAATATTGGGAATTAGGTAAGTTTAAAGAAGTTGGTGCGGTAGGTTTTGGTTTAGATTTTGGCTCAAACGATCCTGATGCACTCACAAAAGTAGCGGTTGATTTTAAAACTAAAACGATTTATATTAAACAGGAATACTTCAAAAGCAATACAAATTCAGAACAGCTTTATGATGTGTTAGTTGATAGGTGTGGTTTTGATAATTTAATAGTTGCAGATACTTCAGGACGTCGCTTAATTCGTCAATATTGGCAAAAGGGAGTTAACATAAAACGAGCAACAAAAAAAGATAAAAAAGACCAAATTAAAGTTTTATCTTCGTGGCGTTTAGTTATTGATCCAGATAGTAAAGATTTAATTGATTCATTTAATAATTATAAATACCATGACAAAAAAGCTGGCGTAATTGAAGAAGGGGTTAATATTGGGGTTGGTATTAAGCACTACTACTCTGACCTTATGGATAGTTGGCGCTACATTGCATGGGATTTTATTAGAAAAAGTATAAAAAAATGACAGAATTAACACAGAAAGAAAGAAACAACGCTTACGAGCAATCAATTAAGATGCTTCAAAAGCAACCTAATTGGAAAAAATTAACACGTTTTGAGCGTAGAAAAAAGCTAATTAAAACCCGAAAGGTCTTTAGAATACAATAATTTAATAAATTTGCTTAAATTTGTAATATGAAGACAGAAGCTGAAATAATCCAAATAGTTAAAGATAGCGTACATTTAAAGCCTTGGGTTGTCGACGCTCGTTTAAAGAACAAACACCTTAACGCTTTAGTTTATGGCAAAGGTTATCATGAGCTACTTATAAATCAAATTGAGAAGATTGAGAGCGAATCAAGAAAAACAGCACGTAAAAAATATTCAATTGATGTTCGGGATTTATTCCATAGAGTTATGGAGCCAAGACAAAATGTTTTTTCTGCTGATGGTGATTCAGAGATATTCTCAGAGAAACTACCTAAAGCAACAAAAAAAGAATTAACAGAAATACTAGAAGATTTCAAGGGCGGTAAATCAATAGACGAATATTTATCGAAGTATTTATTTAAGTTCTCAGACGTTGATCCAAATGGTTTGATTTTCATGGAATACATCCAAGAAAACGGACAATTAAAGAAAGTTTATCCTACTTATAAATCTATACAGGATATTCAATCCTATCATTCTAACGGTATGCTAGTTGACTGGGTTGTATTTAAGCAACCTCAAAAACCTAAGGATTCATTTATTAGATATCGTTACGTTGATAAAGATGTTGATGTGATAGTTACAAGTGGAAGTGGTGGTTACGTTATATTTGAAGATGACTTAAAGAAAAATGATTTCGGAATTGTACCAGCGGTTATACTTTCAGATGTTGAGGAGGTGGGAACAAACACACGTTTATCATGGTTATATTTCATTGAAGAATTAGCTAAGAAATACGCGCGTGACCGTTCAATCAAGACTTTATATGAGTTTTTACAAGGATTTCCTAAGCATTGGATTTATGCCAACTTTGATGCTGCAAGGCGTGGAGGGGGTGAAGATGGGGCAGATGAATCTGATAAATCAAACATCATGGGTCAATCCTTAAAACCCGATGTAACTGATGAAATTATATTACCTGTTCCTGAAGATAAAGAATATGATGTGAAAGTTGCTCCTGATGTTGGTGGTTATATTTCGCCTGATTTGGAAACTCTAAAATGGATGTCTGAATCTGGTGCGGACTTGGAGGAACTTATTGAATATACAATGTGGGGAACTCAGAAAACTAATCGGTCAGGAAATGAAACAGCGACAGGGCGTTGGATTGATACCCAACCGTTGCAAAACAAATTACATGTGTTTAGTGATTTCTCTCAAAGCGTTCATAATTTAATGGTTGATTTTGTTATTAGATTAATAAATAAGACTTCAAATGATGAAAACCCAAAGGATTTATATTTTAGGTCATATGGGCGTAGATTTATTATAGAAGGCCCGGACGTTTTAATTGAGAAGTACAATGAAGCAAGGGGAAAAGGCGCTCCTTCTGTTATACTTGACAGAATGCTTAACGAGTGGATAACTTCAAAGTATAAGAATATACCCGAATTAAGGCATATAGAAGTTTTAAAATCACAAGTAGAACCATACTTACACTTATCTATTGAGGAGGTCGAAAGAACTTATATGCAAGAAGGAGTGAATAAAAAAGTACTTTTCCCTATTTGGTGGGAAGAGGAAGCTATTAAAACAAAATCATCTAAAGATTTAAGAATTGATTTTGATAAATATGCAGAATTAAATAAAACAGTAACCAATAAAACAGAAATAATATGAATCAAATTGTAGTAGGCACATGGTATCGTAAAGCGCAAGGCCGCCAACATTTAGCAGCGACAGAAGCAGATGTTAAGCGTAAGAATATGGTTGTTCATGTTTCATTTGCTGATGAAATGAATGAGAATGCAAAATCCGACAAACAAGCAACGGACACTTTTGTTGTTGACGAAAAAGCAACTGAAAAGTACAATGAAAACGCAAAGACGCACAAAGAAGATTTAGATAATAAATCTAAAATGTTGGCAGCAGAAAAAACAGGAGGTTTAGCAGAATTAGTTCGTATGGCTGCTGGTAATAAATCTAATGAATCAGTAAAAGCACCATCTAAAAAAACAGCTCTAAAAGATGCTATAAAAGAAGAGCGAATAGCATTATTCGATGAAGCAAAATCTTTAGGCTTAAAAGTTGCGAAAAACATCAAAACTGATGACCTAAAAGAACGTGTTGCGAATGGTCGTGAAATGGCAAATGAAGAAGAAGAGTAATTAACTTAAATTATAAAGTATGAAGATTATTATTGCAGGAAAGTCTATCGAAGTAAATGATGAAGAATTAGCAAAAGCTATTGAGGGTAAAACAGATTTAAAATTAGAATCTGATTTAATTATCCGTACAAAAGATGAGCAAGATAAGTTCATCAACAATACAAAACCTGACATTGTTAACGCTGCACTTGAAATGGAAGTAAAGAAGTGGCGTAATGATTTAGGTTTAGATTTTGAAGGTAAAACCCATGAGAATTTAATGGAAGCCTTGAAAAATAAGCACAAAACGGAATTCACTAAAGAACCATCTGATCAGTTGGAGGCTAAGGAAAAAGACATCCTAAAGCTCAAGGAAACCATCCAAGGATTAACAGGCGAACGAGATAAAGTATCAACGGATTTCCAAGGTTATAAAAACGAAAGTATCTTGAATACTGAGTTGGGTAAATACCTACCAAATAATCTATCTATGCCAAAAGATGACGCTATTTTATTACTTAAAGCTCGTTTATCACCAAGTGTAGAAAATGGTAAAGTGGTATATAAAAAAGATGGTGAGGTAATGAAAGACGGCACAACTT